CTTCAGGACTTCATTTAGCCCATTGAATGCTATATTTTATTTTTTCATAAAAAGGAGATAAATACTTAGCTGCTTCTTCTATAAATTTTTTCAATCCGCTACCTAAATCATCAACATTAAATAAGGAATCCTTATCTATTCCTGAAGTAGTATCTTTATTAGCCGAAGTATCAGGATTAAATACGCTCATTTCGTCAAAACTTGCAGTGGCTAAATCATTTGCTTTTGCTAATTCTTTGGTTTCTTTTGTTTGTTTTTTAATAGCATTCGCATTGGCTTTAGCAATAAAGTCCACTTTAGTTAAACAACTAGCGAAGTACAATACTGCTGTTACTGCCTTCTTGATGAATCTTACTATCCCATTGATAATAGGTTCTAAAATAGTCCCTAATGCTACCCAATTAGCTTCCATTTGCTTTGTTAATTTATCGTTAGTAGACATATAAGAAGAAGTTGCCCTAGATACTAAAGACCAAATAGTATGAACTCCAATCAATGACATTGCAAATCGCTTAATAGACTTCATATCACCCTCAAATTTACGAGATAAACTACTTTTTTTAGATGTATTATCAATATCTTTTAAAGATTTAGAAACATCTTTAAATTTATTATTTATTTTATCTAATTTTTCTGATGTTTCTGTTAATTCACGATTCAATGTAATGGCTTGTCCATCATAAATATTGTTTAAACTTAAATTTGGAGAAAATTTTCTATTAACCATAGAACCACTCATAGGATTTACGTTATTTACTTGTTTTAATGAATTATTCAATTGCTTATTTTGAACTCTTTCAATTTGAGATTCTATTTTATTTAACTCTTCCTCATTTTTAACTTTTACATCAACATCAACCTGTCTCTTTTCTATAAAAGAATCTAGATTTTTTCTCAATGTTTCTAATTTTTTCTCATTTTTAACTTTAATCTCTAAATTTTTCTCATTTTTAATAAGTTTTTCAAGTTTGTTTATACCATTAGTTGCTGTTTCTATTTTTTTATCATCAACACCTATTTTTATTTTATTTTGTTGTATTTCTTGACGCTTATCTCGAAGTCTTCTATCTAATTCTAATAATTGCTTATCTAATTTGCTGTTATCAAGCACAGTGCCAATTCTTATTTTTCCATTCATTACAATCACTTCCTCTCTATTCCCATAGATTTGAAGAAAGTATTTGAACTTTCTAATTCCTTTTCAGTAAGTTTAGTATGCTTTGTTTTCAATGCGAAGTCCTCTTTCGCATTAATAAGTTTTTGTCTAGTCTTATCATCTGAAATATCTGATACATTAGTATTCCTGATATTCCTAATACGATTTAATACGCATTCTTCAGTTAGACCAGAAATTAAATCGATAAATAACCAAAAGTGCAGTGGTTCATTCTTTGTTAAATCAATATTGTAATCAGATATAAACGAAGGAATGATGTATTTCATATCTTGTTGAAAATCCATGTCTTTCCCTCTATCTTGATGCTTTTTTGTTGGTTCATTGCATTGTAAAAAGTTTTTAGCCTTTTCAATAAATAATTCTTGATTTTCTTCTGGAATAAATCCAAATAGTAAATATAAGATTGCTAAAATTCTTTCTTCATCCGAAATATCCACATCATCAGCTATTTCTAAACATTCTAATGCTACTCTATAATCAGTATTGATAGGATATATCTTTCCATTAATACCTACTTTGGTAGGATACATCATAATACATCACTATCTTTTTTAGAGTATTTAGCTATAACTCTATCTTGTATTCCTTTAGCTGTGAAATTTAATTTATCCATCACTGACTGCCCACCTAATTCTTCTTGTGGCTCTTCAAAGACATATAATAAATCTTCAAACATACCATAATAGTTTTTGTCTCCAAAGATTTTTTGACTTCCACCTTCACCAATAAAATTATCCAGTGCTGCTCTCATTTTTTGAAACATTTCTTGTTCAAATAAGATACCTTCATCTAAACTAGATAAATCTACCTCTTTTTCTTTTAACTCTTCCATATAAGCATTAATCATGTCAAAGCTTTTTTTTGCCTTAAAAGGAAGATTTATATCTGCTAAATCAAACTCTATATATTCTCCTTTATCATTTACCTCAACCTTAAATAAGTCTTTATTTTCTATACGAATTTTATTCATAAAATCCCTCCTATTAAATGAAAAAGGTTAGGATTATCTTTCCTAACCCTTAAAGGTTTTTATTATGCTGCTGGCGTAAATACTGCTTTACCATCGGTGATAACAACTGTTCCTTCTTCTGGATCACCATTAAAATGAATTGAATATCCAATTTCTGCTACTTCTCCTAAAAAACTTGAAACAGGAGTAATTACATTACTCTTTTTAGCTGGATAACTAATAACACCAGCTTCAGAAGAAATACCATTCCAAATATCAACTTCAATTAATGAACTTTCTACCGCAGAACCAGTTTTATCTCTTAGTCCATTTAAGTATTCAAAACATGGCTCATTTTTATAACATTTTTGTGTTATATCAGATTGTTTTTGATTACTTTCATGAGAACTTGTACTATTCTTATTAATAATCCATTTTTCTGTAGTGATTTGGTTATTATAATTAATCTGTGCTGAACTAACACCAAAGCCTAATAAATCATAACTATGAGAAGCTTTTGGCTTAGTATCTAAAAACCATGCCATTTGGTCTCTCGTTAATTTTTCATAATCTGTATTATTCATTATTATTCACCTTCTTTTCTTTATTTTCTGGTTTTGTATCTTTTGGTTTTTTTAATTCCTCATAAATTTTGTTAAAATCATCTTCTGATATTGGCTCAATGATTCCCTTTTCATTTAACTTCCAAATGTCTTTTAAATCATCTATAGTGATATTTTCAAGATAATTTCCAACATCATATTCTTTTCCTTTAAAAGAACATCTAACTTTAAATTTAATAGTTTTCATATCAGTTCTCCTTATACTTAATTCTAATTTGAATGCTAAATAGTGCAGTACTTGGTGTGGCAGATTGCATAGCCCCACAGTTCAAACATTCTATGCTTTGAATACCTTTTATATCTGGAAGTATTTTTTCTTTGTTATTATCGCTAATTATTTTATATAGTTGTTCAAAGAAACCAATGTTTTCAAGATTATTGATAACATCAACACTATAAGACTTTCTGCTAATGAAATAATAAGTTTCTTGATTTATTGTTTCTCCAGTTATCCATTTTTCAGAAATAACCTCTCCTGGAACTTTATTTAGTGAATAATCCTCTCTATTCATATCTAAAAAGTCCACATTAACAATAAAATCATCGTAAGAAAGTAGTTTTGTTAATACTTCTTCTTCCATATATTTTTTTAATCTGGTAACTCTATATTCCTCTTTCATCACTTGCACCCTCTATCTACAAAATCTTGCATCTCTTTGGTTATTTCGTCTTTATGAATACTCCACATCACACTATCCCAAAATGCCCCTCTAGTAGGTTCTTCATTGTAATGAAGAGGTGTATTAGTAGGAACTTTAGTAGCACCTTTTTTAGCATAAGAACTTCCAGTATCTGGATCTACATATGACAAACCTTGATACATGTAATGAGCGTAAGGAGAATTATAATCGATATAGTCTGGTCCATACGCAAAATTATTTTGTAACATGCCCGATAATATTCCACCAGTAGATAACGGAGTGTATCTATCCATAAATCTCTTACACTCAGATGTAAAAAATGTTTGCAGTTTTCCATTAGGATCTATTCCTAAATCTGCTTTAATTTTGCTAATAGGTTCTAAACAATCCATGCTATTCTCCTACAATTTCGATATGTTGAAGATTGTGGCTACCAAAATCTCTTTTCTTAATGGTTTTGATAACATACCTGTCAATAAGACAATTTGGAAAATCTTCTGTAGTATCTACATTAATATTTCCCCTCAATACAATATCTCCTTCAATGAAATCACATATTTCTACATAATCTATAGGAATAAAAATTCTAACATTTTTAGATTCTGTAAAACCATTTTTAAAAGAAGTTCCCTGTTCTTCTTGCCACATTACTGCTTTGATATACAATCTTTTCCATGTATAAATTTTGCTTTTTGTATCTAATCTTCTTTTATAAATCGTAATATCTGTATTAGTCCTCATACTATTACCCCAAGTAAAGATAAGGAATACCATTTGATAGCTTACAATCACTTAAATACTCATCGATAATATCGTTGTATTTTTTCTGCTGCTCTTTGGTATTTTTCTTGTCATAATGAACCGAATAACTCCCTACTGTTTCACTTGATATTCCATCATCACTTTCGTTATACTTTTTAATTTCGTCAATTAGCTTAAAAATGCACATCTTTACACATTGATTTTGTTCTTTAAGATTTACTAACCTTCCACGAGTTCGTATATCTACTTTTCTTCTAGCATCAAATTCTAAAATATTAAAAGGTGCTTTTTCCATTTTTCCACCTAGTTCAACATAATTTTCATATGGCAAATATTGGTTTTCAAAATTCATAAAAGCACCTTCTTTCTTATACTGAAGGAGCAGTTAAATCTTCTTCAGTTTTCTTTGATTCTTCAGTTTTCTTTGATTTTTCAGTTTTCTTTGATTTTTCAGTTTTCTTTGATTTTAACTCGACTACAACATAACCTTCTGCCTCATATTTTTCTCTTTCAATATCTAATATCGTTAATTCTCTATTTTCCTTTTTTACAATCATCTTACTCTCCTCCTTCTGATGGAGTTGTGGATGCTGTTACATTAAATTCAATAGCACCAGCCTTGTTATTTAATACAAATACATCTTCAAATGATTCTTCATAATACAAATATTTTCCTTTACTATGTGCTGATGGTTCTTCCATACTAGCAAATGAGTAACTTACTGGTGTATAAACTGCTAATGGATGAATTAACAACATATTAATTTGTTGAGCTGTAGCTCCTGGTTCCCAACCCTTTGTAAAGTTGTAAACTGTTTTCATCAAATCTTCTGGAACAGAAATAATTTCAACTTCATCAATTCTTGAAATATTTCTATTTAAAATTGTTGAACTATTATCAACACTTACATTTCTTACAATATCTTTAGCAGTTTTAATCATTGTTTTTACATTTGGCGTAACATATAGGATTCTACCTGTTTGTGGAACTCTCGCATTATCCATTTTTTCCATATATTTATCAAAAATTGATAAAATATTGCTAGCTGTTAATACAGTATTATCAACCTGTTTATTTAGTCCTGTTGGATTTGTATAGTCTGCATAAATTTTTGAAATACAATAAGCATCCATTTCTGGGAACTTTTGTGTTTCGTTAAAAACTTGAGTAGCATTTTGAATGCTCAATACCATATTTGTTTGATTAACATCATTAGGGTGAATTAAAGTATCCCAAGTTCTATAATTAGATAAAGTTTTTACTTCCCAATCATTGTCTACATTTCTTGAGAAGCCTGTAATAGCATCTCTATTACCATCTACACGACCACTAGTTTTAATTGATGGAATTTTAATAGTTTTAGCATCTACTACCTTATATTTTTTATTATTTGGTGTAGCGTATAATTTTCCAAAATTTAAAACATATGGAAACTCTTGGCTTAATGCCCTAGCATATTGTTCAGCATAGTTTACTGCTGCCATATTATCCCTTCTTTCTATTTTTTATCTTCATGAATGTGAGTAAATCCAAAATTAAATCCTGCTGGATCTACCTCTTTCTCATGCCCTTCTCCTGTTGATATTCTCTCTTGTTCTTTTTCTTTTTTCTCTTCAATGTCAAACAAATACTCATGTGACTTCTTTAAATCCTCTAATTGAGTATTTAAACCATCAATTTCGTATTCATCTTCCTTTTCTTTGTAGACTAAATTATCTTTATTAATTAAGCCTTCCAAAATTTTTACGTCTTTTGCTTTAGAATCGCCTAAAGCTTTTTTTAACGCTACAGATTTCTTGTAGGTTTCCAACTCTTTGCAACCTTCTGCTTTCCCAGCATCAAATTGTTCCTTTTTTAGCTTTTCAATGTCTAGAACTTCTTTACTTTTTATTTCCAAGTCTTTTACTTTTTCTTCTGCTTCTTTTAATTTTGATTTAAGATTGTTAACATTTTCTCCATATTGCCCCATAATCAAATCAACGGTACTTTTATCTAAGTTCAAACCTTCCAAAAATTCTCTCATATTTATCTCCTCCAATACATTTTTGTAACATGGTCTAGTCCACGACGTGAATTACAATAAATTGCTAGTCCTCAACGTTGCTATGCCACACGAACGAATTAGACAATAAATAAAATAAAAAGAGTCAAGAATTTTTATTTTCTTGGCTCTTCGGCTCTAACTTTTGTAATTTTACTGCAATTTCTTTTTTACAGTTTTTACAAAAAAAGTAAATATACTCACCGTCATGTCTAGCTAACATTTTTCCACAACAGCATTTAACCCTAATTTTATTCATATGCCTTCCTTCATAAAGCAATATAACATACGTTTTTAAAAACGTTTACACAGTTTTAAAAATTTTTTTATATTTTTTAATTTATGCATATAAAAAGTCGACAAAATGTCGACATACAATGCAGAGCTTGGCTCTAACACGGGTTTACTCCTGCAACAGAGTAATACTGTTTATAAGCACTGTATTGATGATGTATTCGGAATTGAACCGTTATTCAAGTGTACTCCACTCACTCTTTACCAAAAAAGGGTATTGTTTACCAAAACAATTTAAAATCTCAAGGAATTGAACCTATTTCAACATCATCAATACACTACCTATAAAGTAGTGTTAAAATATTATACTATTTTATTTTTAATCGTTCAACCCTAGTAGGCAAACCACTAACATCAGATAGTTCTTTATACTTGGCAGTTAAATGTTGTAACCTTTCCTTCTGTTCTCTAATCATTTCATCATCATTGTTGATTTTAAACATTTCTAACTTGTCCTTAGACCGTCGTATTTCTAGTTCTAATCGGTTCTGGAGTTGTTTTCCTTCATATAAAGTATAATGTTTACCATCTAGTGTAAAGCCCTCTAAATTAGATTTTTTATCTGCTTCTAGTTCATCTTCTGTATGTGCTGGCTTTGATATACCTAAAATAATAGGATAAACCATATGATAACAGTTTAAAGTTCCAACTGGCCTATTAAGATAACTATTAATTCTCTCATATTCTTCATTACTAAATTGTTGGCCATCTATATCATACCAGCCATCTTTTTCATTAGAACTATGATCAGGTGCTGGATTCTTATGATGTTTTATCTCTACACCATCAGCACCAAACTGTTTGCCAAATTCTAGTGAAGTTTCTATATTAAGTTGCCTAATTCCTTGCATGATGTTCATTTTTACAGAACTATCCAGCCTTCTACTATATCCACTAGCATAGTCTACAGTTCGCAATCCACTATATGCTAAATGATTCATA